TATCAACGGCTAAAATAATCCTCATGGTGCTGTACTTTGCAAGTTCTTTTGCGGCAGAAACGGTTATTGTGTCCGTTACTTCTCCAAAAACAACAATGTCTCCAGCCTTGAGTGTCCACCCGGATCCACTATAGTTATCCGGCTCAACATAATCAGCCGCATTCGATATGCTTTTGGGGATTATAAGCCTTAGTGAACTCTGATTTCCGGTTCCCTGTTTCTGTATAACTGTGCCTTTGATATCTTTCCAGAACACACCGGATAAAACCGTCCTATGCCACTTGTCCGTGCCTGAATCTTGATATTTATTGTAGATTGTACATGTATGATTAAACATTACAACCTCCCTGATACATCAATCCAGTCATACCAAGATAAAGTTCTATGGAATCATATATCTTCTTTTCATTTGATTTCCCTGAAGTGGCATAACTCTTCGACCAGCCACCGACCGTTTGACCAGACAGTTCTCCACCTTGCTCAATTTTATAAAGTACATCAATAACAGCGCACTCTGCCATTTTTATTTCGTTTGCATGTGCCGTCTCAGTCTTTGCCCGATTAAATGTATAGCGATCAATCCAGGCTAAAGCCCGGGGAGACAGATGATTATAATCTGCCTCCACCAAAGCTCCGTTATATTCAGTTGAATAGAAAGTGTAATCTGAATATGCCATATCTTCCTCCTATAGAAGAATCATGTAGTCCGTTTCATCATATCTGTAAAGCAGATCATTTGCTGAATCATGATAGAATTTTCCACTTGAAACAGTAGTCTCCACCCAAGCCTCACTAACTACTTCATACATCTTGTGTTCTGTAGTGTCAAAATATAGGTCACCTGCTGCGCCTACAGCCGGAGCTGATGCAACAACTCCACCTGCAACTTCAACTATGAATTGATCCATTGCCGAGGGCTTGATATATAGTTTCCCCGATTCGCTATCGATTTTTGCCTCAACAGTATCGTCAACGTCTTTTGCAGATGCCTTCACTCCACCAAGAGCTGAATCTGTTGCCTGTGTGATTGCTGTCGGCGCAACATAAAGTTTCCCGGATGCAGTGTCAATCTTTGCCTCTATCGTGTCTCCGGACCCTTTCTCGGCCGCCTTTACGCCTCCTAAAGTCTCCTCTGTTGCCTGACCACCTGCGGTATCTGAATAGTTGTCTTTGGCCGCAATTATTGCATCTGCTATGCTATCTGCTGTTATATCGGCAACCGTTCCACTGCCTTTAAACTTGATTGCAAGAGCTTTTATGGCATCTATGATATTTACATCAGCCATTTCTACACCTCCTTAAGATACAGCGTTCAAAGTAACAGCTACAGACACAGCAGACCCTGCTACTGTAAATGTTCCGGAAGCAGTTACATATCCGCTCTTTGTTGCTTTATAGTTATATGTTCCTGCTCTCAGATTGAATATAGCCTCGCCGCTTGAATCGGTTTTCAGCTTGGCACCTTCAACATCGATCCTTGCACCTTCAACATCTGCACTGTCTCCGTCAGTTACAGTAAAGGTTACTGCCTTTGTGGTTTCTGCCGTTGCAGGTTCCAAATATGCAAAAGGACAATTTATCCTGTCTGCGTTAAGCCTTGTTGCCGGGTTCGGAAGAGCCCAGCCCAACCTCATCACAACTCTAAGGGCTATCATGTCCTGCTGTGAAAGGTTGTAAATTATTTCTTTTGATACAGGATCCTGTATTACACTTTCGGTAAGCACCTTTACAGTTACATCCTGTCTTATGGCCCACACAAGTTTTGACCAGTCTCCTACTATAAGCAGTGCCTTTGTCTTATCAAAAGATCCGTTTTCCGCAAAAGTCAAAGGAGCACCATCCAGTGAATAAGGTGTAGATCCCTGCATGTCAGTTTTGAATATGGGATTTTGAACATCATCCTTTATTCCTCTAAGCTTTGCTTTCAAGGTAAGATCAGCAACTCCGCCATTTACCCCGTAGCCTGCAGTTTCCACCTTTCCGAAAACACCATCCTCACCCAGCAGAGTGTCATAGGTTACTGCTCCACCTGTTACGTTATTTCCTGCCTGCCTTGCTCTTGTTATAAGATCTGCTCCCCAGCCTAATGGCTTATTTGCACCAAAGAATACAGCCCCATCTGCCAGTGCTCCCATTGCTTCAAATATTCTAGGCTGCACTTCTCCCATAATGTCATAGGATGAGTCTTCCAATACGGCTTCAGGAATGGGCACAATTGCAGCCATTTCTTCAGCCGTTATGTATACCTTGTCCCATGCTTGTACTGTGGTCCTTTTGAATCCGGTATCTCCATCAACAAAATATGCCATAGGTAACAGATCAAGGACTGGGATTCTGGTCTGTTTGCTTGTCATGTTTGCAAGTTTTCTACCAAGACTCATTACAACTGAGTTCTTTGGGAGTTCCTGCTCGATGTTTGATATTATTTGTTCCTGTATCAAAGCTTCAACATTTTCTCTGTTCATTTTTTACCTCCATTTACAAAAGCGATCTAATCGCTTCATTTGCTTCTTCTTTTTTATCGGGGTTCTGTTCCCCATTGTTTTGCCTTTGCCCCTCTCTTTGGGGTTTTGCGGCTTGGAACAAAGATGGTGACGATTCTCTGTATGGCTTTATCGTCTCATCTATTCCCACAGGCTTTCCTTCATCACTAAAAGCAAATTTGTCTATTCCGCCGTGCTTATATATCAGATAATCCGGATCCTGAACGCCTGCACTCTTTAATGCATCCTTGAGAGAGTATGTTTTTGTTGTCTCATCAAGTTTCTTTTTTAGATCTGCAGTATCGGTATCGTACTTGGTCTGTAATTCAGTTGCGGCCGTTTTCAAGGACTCAATATCAACTCCATCAAACTTTTTGATTTTGTCTTGGAGCCCCGTGATAGTCTCGTTTGCCTTCGTGAGAGCGTCTACCTTAGATTTAACTTTGTCTTGCTCGGCTTGAATCGTCTTGCCATGTTCGGCAAGTATCTTTTCTGCCACCTCATCATTAATAGCTTCGATTCCAAGCCCCTTTAAAAATTCTCTGTCTAAACTCATCTTTATTCCTTTCTCCTGCTACGCTGATATTTAACGGGGAGACGTTCCCCGATTTGCAGGTCCGTGTTTAACGCCGACGGTATGGCGAATTTTGGTATAATAAAAAGAACCCTTCATGGGATCCTTTAATTAAGCTATTTTTGTTCTTGCTGCCTGTCGCTTTAAATTGGTTTGTTTAAGGAAGTCTGTTAATGCCGCATTCCATTTCTGAGTTTTACCGCTTTTCGTGAATCCTGCGGCTTCCAGCATCACATCTTCCCTCTTTGCAGCTCTAACCTGTCTTTCTATATATCGCTGCTTTTGTGAGGCTTCATATCCTGTAAGTTTCTGCCCGTTATATTCTACTCCTTGTGCAGCTTTCAAATCTTCAATCTGCGAATCCGAATAAGCTCTATCCGAGAGACCTTCAAAAAATGGATAGAATGAATGTCTGCAATTCACACCACACAACCCGTCTGCAGCACCATACCCTGTAGCTATATCCAGTAAATCATAACCGGGAGTTTTACCATCGAGAGAAAAGACCTGCCCTTGCCATTCTGCATGTTCAGGTCGGGCATCAGGATGTGCTGTGGTCTCTACAAGATCACAATTCATTTCATCCGCCCTTGCCTCCTGCAGTTTACCTGCTGTCTGATTTATTCCGGTGATTACTGCTCTTCTAACAGCAGTCTCTATATAGTCGGCTCTTTTGGCATACTGTACAACACACAACCCTTTAGATGATATTGTTTTTATTCCGTTTATTACAGCCGTGTTTACATCAAATCCGCCACTTGCTATCTGCATATATATGTTATCCAGGACATCAGCAAACTGCCTTGATGCTGTTCTTGCGGTTGTTCTGGTAAGGTTTTTGAACTCGTTCTTTGTTGCTATCATTCCTGAAGTAAGAACAGCTTGTAATGACTTTGATGCATTCAGCGGTTTTGGGCTTAGCCCCGCAGCTTTATAAATCCTATCATCGGCCATTATGGATGTGGCTCCGGCTTCTGACATAAGTCTTTTTACTTCATTCTGCGACTTTCCTGTTATGGAAGAGAGCCCCTTAAGAATGTCATCATAAGCCATCCCCATTTCCTTGAGCCTAAGACCCTGCCATTCTGCCGCCGGAATATAGTAATCGTACTTTTTTATTCTCGTTGCCATGTTACGTAATATATCAAGCTCAGCTTGGCTATAAAGTTCCACCATGTTATTTGGTATCTTATCAAGATATGTGTGTTTAAGCATTGCCTTCCCCCGGGAAAGTTATCCCTTCATTGTCCGGAGTATTAGCTTTTGCTTTTGTTTCATCCTCACCGTACCATTTTTTTCGATATTCCCATATATTCATTATTCCTTGCTGCACATCTGCCCGGTCTGAGGCTCTTTGTGAATCACTATCGGATATTATACTGTCATCAAACATGATTGTGATCTCAGGTATCTCCATTCCACTCATTGCGTATATTGACTCTACCAGAGAAACCAAAGAATCACTGAGAATGATTTCATGTTTTACCATAGATTTATAAAGATCCGAATCTTCCGATATAACCTCTGTTGCTGTCTTTACTCCACCGTTTTCAAATCTGTATCGATTTGTTCCCATCCCGCATTTATACGAAAGCAGGGATAAGAATTTATTGATACCTTTGTCATGATCATCAGCTCTAATGTCCATGTCTATTTCCTGTATCTTATTCTCGTCATCATCCCTGCCGGGGAAAGCATAAAACTCAGTATCATTTGTATCAAACACAGGGATTGTTACACCTTCATCATCCATCATCATTTTCGCTTGGGAAATAGGCACCATGATCCTCTTCTTACCAAGTCTGAACTCGTTACAGTAAGAATCATATGCAAGGTCACATCCCTGCAGCTGATCTATCGCATTGCCAAATACCGATACTCCCATAGGACATCCAAGACGTAAGTTGTTTACTATATTAGGTTTAATTATCTGGAACCTTGGTACAGGCGATTTTGTCTCAACCTCCGGCGCAATGTAGTTCGGATCATCTTCGGAAAGAATGATGGGGCTTAGTGTATCCCCGGTTCTGTTAAACACTTTGTTCTGCACAATATAGTCACCATTATCATCAAAAGTATGTATGTTGAGATATACTCTTTTATTTTTTCCTGTAGTTGTTTCAGAAGCAAAGGCACATTCTGTTATATCGCCATTAACCGTTTTGATCGGATATATCAGATCGGCTCTTATGTAATCAATGTCTATCTCTTCATCATCGTTTCTAAACTCCACAAATGCGCCTGTCCCAAGTGCAAAAGCCAGTTCAATAAGTTCATTGGCTCTTCGCCAGAATTTATTCCTTTTCAGCACCTCATCAAGGTACTCCTGATTTTTATCTACAGTGATAGATACCTTCTCATTCAGCAGCAGATTTGCCCAGTCTTCAGGAATAGTTTTCCCCATATTAAGACGCTTGTGCTGTCTATGTACCTTTTTTATCCCATTGTATTGAGTGTATTTATGAAACGAAGGCACTAGGCCTTTGTACCATTTTTTCCAATGTTCTATTTCAGAATAATAGCTGTTTTCAATTGTGCTATATCCTAATCCCTTAAGATAATTAACAACTGCCTGCATATCGGTTCTCCCATCAATTTCTCAAATCAAGATACATAATGTTTTCCTGGACACTCTCTGTTGAATACTCCATACTGTCAAGACTATCTATGTTCGTTGTTCCATCATCCAGGCGAACATCTTTTTGTTTTTTCTCATCGTAAACTGCGTCCTGTAATGCTTCAATTGTATGTTTACAATGCCGCATAATAAAAAAGCGGCCCTGGGCCATAAGAGAGTTGTAGAAGGCAATCCTCTCGTTGATTTCCATCTTCAGCGCATTCTTTATTTCCACACCCAGATGTTCCTTGATAACCGTTGTTCTAAGTCCTTCCATGAGTGTTTGTTCTGCGCTATCACAGTATGCCTCATAAACCTTGTACTTTGCCTTGGCTCGTCTTACGAATTTAACGAACTCAGTATTAAGCTGGTCCGGGTTTAACCTTTTTGTTTTGCTTTTGTAATAATATTCATCAAGATGTATAACTTCTCTAAACCCATGGGTAAAACCAGTCAATGAAAAAGCATGAGCTGATTTGCTGCCACCAAAGTCCACTCCAATTACCGCATACTTTATGGGAGGAGCTTCATCCTTGATAAATGCTTCCGGCTCTTCTGTAAACTGCGTATATACAGCACCTTCAGCTGAAACCCAAAGGCCAAGAACATACCGCTTAAAAAATGTACCGCTGTAAAGAGATCTGTACCTTGCTTTCACCTTTTCTGACAGGCTGAGATTGTCATCCATAGTGAAATGCAGATATATGATATTCTTTTCTTTGACCTTGTCTACCCACTTAACTTTAAGCCAGTGATTAGGCCTGTTAGGGTTACAGTTGATCCAGAACTTTGAATCCTCTACTGAACATCTGGCAATGCCCTGCTCAACAAATGATTCAGGCATCAAGGCTGCATCATCTAATAGTATTCCTGCCAAAGTAATCCCTTGAATCAAGTCCTGGCTTCGCTCATCCTTGCCACCGAATATATAAAAGTAATTCAGCTTATTTCTGTGTCTTACTTCAAAAAGATTGTCGTTTCTGTGGTCTATATATTTATATCCTCTCGACCAAAGCATGAGCTTGAGTACCATTAAAACATTCCTCCTGAATGCTCCTATGGTCTTTCCACACATGCCAAAATTCTCATTGTTGAAGCTGTCCATTGCCCACATGACGAATGAAAGAGACATGGCAACAGTTTTCCCGGATCTGACAGATCCATCTGCTATGATCCCGTCCATCTCTTTGACCGGTGAATTTGGCAGCCACCAAGTAAGAATCTTAAGCTGCTTGATTGAAAAAGGTTTGAAGTTGAAAACGGATCTTATTATTCGTCTTGCCATATGTCATCAACCTTTCCCTTGAGTGCTTCCATAAACCCGTCATCAGGAGCTTCCGGTCCGATATCCTCTCCTTTAAGCTTAGCTGTGTCTGCTTTCAGGTTTTCGGTCTTTGCTTTATATTCTTTGATTTTTGCATTCTCTTCTTTATCTTCACCTATAAGACTTTGAATTGCTTTAAAAGCCCCGACTTTTCCTTTCAATGCTTCGGCATAAAGAGCTGTTATTAGTGCCATCTGGTTATCCATATCTTCTGCACTAATACCGAGCTTTTCCATCTGCGCTCTTAATTTCGGCGGCTGCACATCAAGCGAAAGGAGTATTTTCATCTGCTCCTTCATCGCCTTCTTTTTTCTTCTAGCCTCACCGGATGCCTTACCACCTGCTGTAGCAATCTTCCGTTGTTCTTCCACTGTTCTTTCGTGGAAGCCCTTACCTTTCAAATTGTCGTTGCCGGCCATAAAATCACCCCGTAACTGCTTTGCTACCGGTGAACTTTTCCCATCTGTCTACGATGACATCACAATA